CCGTCCCGAAAACCCCCCCCCCCGCCACAAAGGCGCAGATGACATCGAGCCCGATCTCCGGCGAAATCCATTCAGGTATCACGGGGCAGCGATCAATCGTCCCTGTAGTACGGGAAGCTCACGGCTCCGTCGTACCACAAGACGTCGTACGACAAGGACGCAGGAACCGCCACCGCGCGCCTTGTGGCGCCAGGAAGGCCGCGCTTGCGAAGCTGCTCCTTGAACTCCGCCCAGGGGGCGGTCCATTGGGACTGGACTGCGTCATCGTCTTGGGCGTCTGCGATGGCCCGGTCCACGAGGGCCGCGGCGCCGGCGCTGGCCCCCTGCTTGAGAAAGGCGAGTTGCTCATCGCCCTCGATGGGCAGGTCGTAGGCGGGAAGGAGGATGGCGTCGATCTCGGCGGAGGCGTCCGCGATGAAGAGACCGATCTGAGTCAGATTCGGCTCTGACGTTGACGTGAAGGTCAGATGAGGAAAGCGCGCCTGGACGGCGGCTGTGTCGGTGTAGTTAGTCGCCATGGCCGAGCCTCATGCTCCATCCAAAAGGTGAGAGGTGCGGTGGCGACCCCTCACCCAAGGGCCGCCACCGCTTGCGCCGAAGGGGATCGAGGAGACCCCCCCCCGGCGCTGAGGAGACCCCCTCGGCGTTGAGGAGACCCCCTCGGCGGTGAGGGACTCAGACCTTCAGACCGCTCCGGAAGGCCACGGCCCGGCCATGGAAGTTGGCGAGCGAGCAGGTCCAACCCAGCCGCCAGAACTTCATGTCGGTGTCGTCGCGGAGGCCGCCATACTCGACGGTTAGGCCGGCGTTCATCGGAGTGTTGAGGCCGGCGATGCCGCGCCTCATGGTGCCGTCGTCGATGTTGAACGCGTAGATCGTGGTGGTGTCGGTCTCGGACCCCTGAGTCACGTTCTCGGGGATGTAGTAGTTGGGTATGATTGCGGCGCCGTTGTACGTCAGAAGCCGGCCGGCCCCGGAGGGAAGGTCAATGGTCTCGTTGATGCTGGCCCCATTCGCGTCCCTGAGCACGGAGCGGAACTTCACAAGGGCCTTGCGACCCATCATTAAGAAATCGACCTGCCCCTGCTTGGACTCCACCAAGGACATCACTTCGTCGATGCGCTCCAAGGTGATGTCGTCGCCGTTGGTGCCCGGGGCGATCTGCTGGGTGGTGGGGGTGAAGGCGTCCGCGGACAGGCCGTTGAAGGCGTTGCCGGTGCCGTCGCCCTCCGTGAATTGAGTCACGTAGTCGATGGCGATGCCTTCGGCCTTTGCCATGGTCTGGCTTCCAAGCTCGCGCTGGAAAGCATCTACCATGCCGCCGCCGATTTCCACGTCGCCGAGGATGCGGGTCAGGGTGACGGTCTTCTTGTCACCCGTGGTGGCGCTTTTGGCCGTGTCGGTGATGGTCGCGCCCGTCAGAGACCCGCGCATGATGCCGCCCCGGGTCTCCGTGAAACTGTACTCGACTTGCCCCCCCTCGACGCTGTAGAAGGGCAGGTACTCGAGGATCGGGTTGATCCGTACGAGGGTGTCGATGATGCCCGGGACAAGCGTCCCTTGCGTGCGTTCCTTGGCTTCCGCCAGAACTGGACTGGCCATGCTTCAACTCCTTCTTGGGTTGGCCCGCCGGCGCTGGCAGCAACCGGTCAGGCAGATGCTCCAGGGGCCATGGAGACCATCTCCTTGGCTCCCTCCGCCATGCGATCCACAAGGGACCGCGTGTCGCTTTCCCCGGCGCCGGGTCTTGGGGGCTTTTCGTCCGCGCCGGCGCCGCTCTTCTGTGCCTCGAAGAGGGGCAAGAACTCCGGATCTTTCCGCCGCTCGGCTACCAGATCCTCCACGGTCATGGGGCTCACTTGCCCCTGCGCGTCGGTTTTCTGTCGGGCTTGCCCGTCCGGGCCGACTACAGTGACTTGGAAAGTGCCATCCTCCTGCCGGACGGCCTTGACTTCTCGCTCCAACGCCGGGACAAGGAAGCGCCCGTTGCCTCCAGCAGAAGCGACGGCCATCTGCAAGGCGCCTTGGCCCTTCAGGCGGGCAACCTCCGCCTGAGCCTCCCTGAGTTCTGCCGACCGTCCGGTGAGGCTGTCCTGCAACTCCGTCTCGCGGGATGTCCGGCCAGATCTGAGGGTGTTAAGCTCTTCAAGCTGCGACGGAAGATCCTCGATCTTCACACCCTCCGGGATGGCCCTCACCTGATCGCGCAGGTTGTTGCGCTCCGTGGTGGTGCGCTCCAAGGAGGACTTCAGTCCCTGGATGTGCTGCAACTCCACCCCATCCACGGGCGTCACGTCCAAACGATGGACGACAGAGTCGTCGGGCAGCTTGAACGGCACGTAGTAGCCCTTGAGGGCCTCGGGGATCTCCGCTTCGGTCTTGAACTGCGCTGGCAGTGGCACGAGAAACTCCTATCCGCTCCCGGCGGACTCGCCGCCGGGGCTCTGGGGGGTCCCGGTCCCGGGCAACTGTCGACCCATGATCCGGGTCGCCAAGGTCTCAATGCCGGGGCGATCCCGGCTGATCTCGACCCTCACTTCCTGGCCAGGGTCCTGGCCCATCCACTGGAAAGCGAAGCGATAGGCCCGCTTCACCAGCATTTCCACCTCGGTGACCAAGGACTCCAGATCCGCGACGTTCTCGGCGGAATCCATGGCTCGTGCGGTGGCAGTTTCATCCGTCTTGTCACTGGCGTTCACCAACCCGACGATGCGCAGGGCCATTTCCTGCCGCAGGCTCTCCAGGTCTTCATATCCCTGCTCCACTGCCTCGGGGCCGAACTCGAGGATCTCGGCCCGAACGTCGGGGCTATCGAAGGCATAGACGGAGAGACCGGGCGCGGCGCTGGCGGTGATCTGACTGGGGTCGACGCCGGCGAACAGGAAGAACTTGGTGCGAAGCTGTCGCAGGGAGTAATCCTGCTCAGAGCGGGCTCGCATGTGTCGCGCATTTAGCTCGGCCACGGTCTGGTACGGCGAGCGGCCAAGGAAGGGCTGGACTTTCTCGCCGTAGGAGTGCGCCACGGGCAAGAAGTCCTCCAGGCCCCACCACTCCTTCTGGGAGTCCATCCTCCACTTGCCGGCCTCGGTCTTGTCCTTGACCCACACTTCGATTGCGTCCGGGCGGTAGACGCGTACCTGCTCCTCTTGGACGTGCGCCCATTGGTTGTCAGGGCTGGCGACGTCCGTCCAAGTGTGGACATTCAGGCGCAGGTAGCGCTCGAAGTCATCCGGGACCCAATTCAGAGCTACGCGCGGTGGGATTCTGATGAAATACGGCCAGAGCCTCTCCTCCACCTGTTGGGCCATGGTGGGGGTCTCCTCGGGGCCTATGGGGCTGTTCACGAGGATGATGCAGCGGCCGTAAAAGAGGAGGTCGTGAAGGCAGGCCTTGCAGAACTGCGTCAGATCGTTCCCCATCCTGTCCACGTCGTGCTCCCAAGCCAGAATGTCCTCGGGAGCCGTCAACTCGACCGTGGTGCCGAAAGGCAGGGCGCCGATATTCCGCACGCCGCTCACGAAGAAATTGTAGAGCGTGGCGACCGACACACGGGACCAGTAGTCCTTGGAGGACTCCTGGGCAAAGCGGGGGAGGTAGAGCTCGCACTTTGAACGCATGCGGTCGGTCCCGCCGCGCAGATCGTCCACAAGGTCCCACGCCGGGCGGGCCACTTCCCATAGGGGGTGCGGCGTCGCGGGGTTAGCGGTGCGACGCCCCCCCTCCAACTGAGTGTGGATCTGACGGGCCACCCCAAATTGCTCCGGGGGACCCGAGACTTGCCTGCCCACTCCGTTTGCGCCTTCGCCCATGTCAGTTCATCACGCTGAAGGTGAGCCGGCTGGCTTCGCCTCTCAAGGGCCGGCGGTGACAAGCCCAATATCGCAGTGAGTCAGGAAAGTGCGCAACCCTCCCAACCGGCTTGTCCTCGCCGCGCTCCTGGGCCTTTTCGTCCCAGGCGTACTCGCTCAACGCCGCCAGCAAGGGCCTTGCCTCGACTTCCGGGAGAAGGATCTCGCCTGCGCGGAGCGCCTTGTCCACGGTGGCTATTCCCTCCTCCACGGCGTTCCGGCCGGCGATCACACTGCGCCCCCGCCGGCGAAGCTGGTGGATGAAATCGGGGGCCGAGGGGTCGATGACGGCGGTCCCGAGGCTCAGGCCAAGGGCCGAGGCGCGAGCCTTCCACTCTTCGTCGACCTTGGCGGCAACCTCGGCGGCGCCCAGGCCCGTGAACTCCACGGCGCCAGCGACGATCGATGGGGCCCCGGGCTTCCATGTCGGGAAGACAAAGGCCGCCGGATTGCTCCAGCCCCAGTCTCCCCCGCAGTCCAAAACTGAGCCGGCCGCAGGCTTCTGGCCAGGCTCAGGGTGGCTCCAGACGGGCCAGACGGCCCCGGAGGCTGCAGCCCACTCGACATCAATGAGGCGCTGCGCCCGGTGACCGGTCAGGGTCTTGCGCAACTCCTCCTCATAGCCGGCCGGAAGGTGCTCATTGTCGGAGATCATGGAGGTGAGCTTGCTGGCCTCTGGAGTGCTCTCGTAGAGAGTCCGCCACCAATGGAAGGGCCCCGCGGCGTTTGCTGTCTCGATGACTCGGGCTCCCGGCAGGCTGGCCCGGGAGTGGGCCATGTCATAGACCTCCCGACGCAATCTGGGGGCCTCGTCGATGATGCCACCGCCCGTTGTCATGCCGGCCAGCTTGTCTTCTCGGTCGACGGTGGCGCCGCCGCTGACGTGGAGGTGATTGCGCCCAATGACGTAGGGCGCGACCGACCCCTGGAAGGGGATTCTCAAGCGTCTGCAAGCGACTCTCATAGCCGGCACAAGGTTGCGCTGGACGGCGCTGTGGGTGACGCCGAGTAAGAGGAAGTCGGTCGCCCGGAACTGCAGGGATAGCGCGGCCAGAAAGACCGCCGCGCCGAGGGTCTTGCCGGAGCGGACGGCGCCGAGCCATCGGAAGACGCGGCCATCGGCTGGGCCTGATGCGAGCCATCTGAGGACCCGGGCTTGATGGGGGGTAAGAGCAAGGTCACTCACTCACCGCTTCCCTGAGCAAGCTGGCCACCTCTTCAAGCTGCTCTGCCACGTCGGGATTCTGATCAATGAGATCCTGCCGGGCGCGCTCCATCTTTGTGATTGTGGAACTGGCCCTCTCGGCGCAATCGGCCCACTGCGGCCACTCGGTCTCCGCCAGCTTGTCCGTGGCAAACTCAAGGCGCTGCCGCGCCAGGCCAAGCTCGTAGTCCACGGAGCCCAAGCGCTTTTCCCACGCCTTGAGGGCCTTTGCGTCGAGCCGTGGCCGGGAATTCTCACGGAGCTTCTGGAACTTTGAAGCCATTCACGGGCGCCGCTTGCGCCTGAGCCGGCGCTTCACGTCGATGGCCGGCCCCCACCGCCTGCTCTCGGCGTACTCGGCGCTCACAAGCTCACGCGCCGGCACTCGCCTGGGACGGCCCCTGTGATCCTCGCGGAAGTTCTGGCGCCGGATGGACCCAGACATGCGCCGCGCAACGCGCACGAAGTTGCGGCGATGTCTGAGGACGTAGCGGGCATAGTTGGTGTTCGCTCGGATGCGCCAGCTACGGAGCCCCCGGCGCCGAGCCCGGATGCTGCGTTGCAGGCGCCGGGTTCGCACGGGGCTGGTGGCCTTGGCGTCGCGGACGCCGCGGGCCAGAAGCCGGCGGGTGAAGTCACGGGCCTGTGCGCGGAGGCTCGGCATTAGCGAGGCCCTTCCCGCGGAGGCGATACCGCGAATTGCGCCAATAGCAGGCCACGTCTTGCAAGCTCAGAGACCAGTCGGCCAACACCCGGGCGAGCCAAAGGACTGCCTTTCTCGGCCAACTCAAGGTGACGTTCCGTGCCGGCTGCGATTTGGTTCGCATGCCCGCTAAGATGGCCACACCCAAGACGAGTCGTCAAGAGCGCCCGGATCGTCCTCCAGGTCGGCCGGCTATAAGATGATCGCGCCCAAGGAGATACGGAGGGCGGCGCGGAGAGGGTTCATGCTTGATCAGCCCCAAGCCCCTCTGATCATGGCGACGGCAAAAGGCACGCCGCCCGAGTAGAGCAGCCACCATGCCGCAAGGGCCGTGATGGTGACTGCGATTGCGGTGAGCATGTCGCGTGGCTCCTTGGACATCATCCACCCCCTTATCGAACGAGTCCGTTGTTTCGATTCTCGATGTAGGTTTCGTAGGCTTTTGCGTAGGCCGGGGTGACGTAGTCGACGTGGCTGAGCCCTCTTTTCTGCATCCACGCGCGGGTCTCGAAGACCGCCGCGGACTTGGCCTTGTCGACGTTCGTGTATCGTCCCCGGGCGATTGTTTCCCATCCGAGATGAACAGACCACTCGTAATCAGAGACACCAGAGCCCGTGTCCCTACCCGGCGGCTTCTCCTCGACCGCCAAGTCGAAGCCGTTCTTTTGAGCCGTCCAAAGTCTGGGTGTCGATGCTCTTGAACCGGGTGACACCTTGTTGACCAGCGTCCACAAGTGTGACCCATTGTTCGGGTCCAGTGGATGCTCGAACTCCATGCGCTCAAGGGCCCCGTCGTCTTCTTCCATTCCCGCGGACGTGTCAACGAGGGCATCGGCGATGATCCGCCCGAGCCACTCTGCGCGGGTCTCTTCTCTTTCTTCCCGCTTCACGTCGATGGCTTCCCACACTTCCCTCGGGACAACGATACTGGTGATGCCGCGGTTGGATTCTTCCATGACCGTGAGAACCTCTTGTTCTGCTGCCATTGTGTTCCTCATCGAATTTTTGCGCCGGGGGCGCCCCTCCCCAGAGATCGCCCCCGGCGGCTCTCCCCTACGCTCGCGAACCACTTTGTGGGGTCCCATCGCGAGCCCGCCCTCCGGGCATTTCCCGCAGGGCAGTGGTGACGGCGTCTCTGCTGACGCCGAGCTTCTTGGCAATGTCTTCGGGCGAGATACCCTGATCGCGGAGCCTTCGGATGAGTGCTGGCGAGAGCCTCATAGCGTCATCCCTTTGTGACAGGGTGACCTACGCTGCTGTTCCAGTAGTCGATTACCTCCGCCAAATCCCATGCGAAGACTTCCTCAGGGGCAAGGCCTGTGCCGTGGGTATGGCCGGCCTGGTCGGCGAGGGCCGAGTAGATGGCCCGTCGTATCCACTCTGCTCTGCCCAAGTTTACACGAGCAGATGCTTCATCGACGGCAAGCCGCATATCATCATCCAACATGATCGATACTGAGAATTTCATTGCGTCATTTCCCCTTTTGCAAGGCGCCCTGGCTCCAGGCGCACCATCCCTTCCGCCTTGGCGATGGCATTCTTGATGACGCAGACGGTGCTGTCTTCAGGGTCTGGCCCAAGGGCATCCAGGGCGAGCTTCAAGGCTGAGAGCATGTTCGGAGAGGCGGCGAAAGCGAGGGCATGGTCCATCGCACCAGCCCTCCATCGGCTGACTCTGGCAACCACACCTCCGGATTCGTCGGTGATATGGTAGTTGTCTCCGTAGTCGTCCACCGTGACGACGAGGGCATGCCGGTATTCACGGCCGTTGCTCATGGGGTCCACCTATGACCGCAGCCACCACCATTGGGAGCGCAGTAGGCCGACTTCAGGTTGCCTTTCGGAGGAAGCGCCTGGCCGCTGCACTTCGGACACGTTGCTCGCTGTCCATGCTGCGCGCGCTTTTGGGCTTGGCGTTCTGGGTCTTCTGCCCAAGCGCGAATGTTCGCGTTGTGGATGGCCTGCACCCTGAGGCGATGTGCCTCTATGGGCGCTGGCAAGTCGGCGTGGTCTCGTGGCATCATGGGCTACCCCCCCCCCGGTGGTGGATTCCTTCTCCTCCGTGACACGTCGAATCCCCGGCGCCATCGCTGGGCGCCGCAGTTTGGCACCCTCTGGAGGTGGCTGTTGTAGCAGCTTCTCCTCCAAAGGTCGGGAGAATGTGCGCGGCCCCGCCCGGCGGTGCGCGCCGGTTGTGAGGCTGCGTCTCTGCTGTCCACGAAGGGGGCGAACCCTCCCAGTATCTGGCCCGATCGTGGGCTCCTCCTCCCGGTGAGTTGCACGGGCCCCCCAGGCTGGCGCCCAGGGGACCCGTGCGGGCCACGATTCCGGGAGAGGAACATAGGCAAGATAGCGACGCCTTCTGACACTGTCAAGGACTTTCTGTCCCCGACCCAGACAGGGACGCCGTCGGCCTCAAGCTCGAAACCCCACTCCGCCAGCATGCGAGTGGCCGTCTTCTTGAGGTGCTTCGCCCTGGACTGGGAGGAGCACCGCTCGGCCGCGAGCAGGATCGTGGTGTATCCCTGGAGCACTGAGACGCTCACCAGCCCGGGGCGCTCGCTGCGGTGCTTCAGCAGGGCCTGGACGTACTGGTCGGTGGCCTTGATCCACTCTTGGTCATTCTTGCGGAGGGGCTGGACCGCCTGTGCAGCCAGGGCGCCCAGCACGAAGGCCATTACAATCCACTTTCTCATTGGGACTCTCTCCTTTGGCGGGCCTGCGCCGCCTTCTTGTCGAGGCATCCGCGGCACGACCGCAGATTGATCTCACGGGGGCGCTGGCCGCAGATGGAGCAAGCCCCCGTGCGCTCGCGCTCCTTGCGCTGCTTCCGCTCCCACAGGGCTTGCCGGCTGACCGTCACTGCGCCTGCCATCCCCAACCTCCATCGTCCTCGCACAGGCCCAGGAGGGCCTTGCGGACTACCTCGAAGCGATGGGGGTACTTGCGCGTCGAAGAAAAGTGAGAGCGAAAGTACCCCCTGTCCTCGGCGGTGAAAACCACATAGGCAGCCCCATACCTCATGTCCAAGCGATCGATCGCCAGCTGCAGCGCCGCATTGTTTGAGCACCTGGCGACGGCGGCCATGGGGGACTCCCCGTCGGTGTTCCGAATGAAGCCGAAATCGTCTTCGTACCATGGGCCGTAGATCGATGCCTCCGAGATCAACTCGCGAATCGTCATGTGGGGCCCCTTCTGCTGTAAGGGTGAGGTGCTCAACTTCTACCCAGAGTATACGAGGAGAACCCTCACCCTGTCAAGGTTATTCTTCCTTGCGCCCTTCAGTGGTAGTCAGGGCTTTTTTTCCTTGACACCCGAGCCGTCGATGCTTACATTGATTGGCATGGAACGCACGACACACTCACCGGGAGACAGCAAGATGATAGAGTGGGAGAACGTAACACCCGATTGCAATTGGCCGCTATGGACGGCTCGAATAGAGCCGTTCGAGTTGTTTGTTGAGGTTGAGGATCAGACGTCCGAAGTTTTCCGATGGGAGATTTACCGCGGGTTCTACCTGATCAGCAGAGGGCGATGCTCTGATCTTGAAAAGGCCAAGGAAGCAGCGGCCCAAGAGACCCGCGCGTGGATCGAAGCCGCGCTGCCAGGACACACTCACCAGTCGACGGCAAGATGATCCCCCCAAGCCTCTGGAAGCACGCCGAAGACGCGGGCGCCGAGATCGAGAATATCGTCCAGGCGCGGCAGGCTCTCCTGAGAGAAGCCAGGCGACTGGGACTCGACGGCGATCCGCGGATCGCTGCGGCGCTGGCAGACGTGGACAAGCACCTCATGGGCGCATTGCGCAGCCTGCGGCGTGCCGAAGCGGATCTTGCGAGGGAATGGACGCGGGCCGTGAGGGACCCCAGATGGAAGCACGCCGAAGACGCGGGCGCCGAGATCAACTCTGTCCTCAGTAGCCGCCAGGCCATCCTGAGAGAAGCCAAGCTCCGGAGGCTCATCAGCGGTCCGCCTATCTCTGCGGCGCTGGCAGACGTGGACAACCACATCAGAGTCATTTCACACCGCCTGCACTTCGCCGAAATACGCCTCAGGAAACCGCGCACCGGGGAGCCCTCATGATCCGCGTCGAGTCCTCCACCCAAGACGGAAGGATTTGGACGGTGGCCCACGGCGTGTGCAATTGCCCGGCCCGCGGTGACTGCTGGCACATCCGATGGGCCGAGCACCGGGCCGAGGCCCTCGAGGCGGCGCCGCCTTGGGCGATCGACGCTCTGCGCCGCCGCTTGGGATGGCCCACGGGCTTGGCGCCGTGCTGGAGGCTGCGGG